ATAACATTCATAAAACTCTTTAATATAGGCATATACGCTAGAGCCTCCTGAGCAGCTGTCCCCTTCCACGGCAAGGGCTTTACCGTCAATATTTGTGCTGGATACACCATCTGGCGTGAAACTAATCGTAAAGTTACCGCTTGGCTGATAAGATGGAATAATAATTTGAACGCTTCCTACTTTGCCTAGTTTGTTATTGTGTTTATCTGCGTCCAGGACGAGCTTGTAAACATTGGGAGCTGTGTCCCCGTCAATAGTAATTGTTTTCACAATTCTTGTATATTGATAAGTTGCCAAAACCGTTCCTTTTTCAACGCCAAACTGGGTTAAGTCAATGGCTGTCCCTTGAGGAGTCACTGTGACAATATTGCCATTTTGTAATTCAACGGCAACATCTCCAAGGGGAGTGGATGACAATACCCCAAGTCCAGAAGTCAATTCAATACATTCCCCTAACTTATAAATATCAGAGAGACCTTCTGTAATTTTAGATCCGGCTTGGGCAGCAATATACTCTAACTTCCAATCAGCTGCCTCCAAGGTAACATTTAATTCCCTCCCATATTTAAAAGAGTAAAGGAGTTTATTACCTTTTCCTGCATTGACATTCTGCTCCTGCATAGCTACCTCAATAGAGGCATTGAGATTGGTCGTACCAGTACATGCTAAAATATCGTTGTAATATAAGGCGAAATCAGCAGTACTTACTAAAAAATTTTTTGCGTTTTGAGACATTTGAATTCCTCACTTTCTTTTTTTCTTTATTTAAAATAAAATAAGAGGAAGATTAATGCACTTTTCCCCTTAATTCATTTTCATCGGTTTTTAAATGCTTGTATTTATCTTCTTCTTCCAGAGAAGTCATCCAATATTTGATAGGCTCTTTAAAAGAAACCATACCGCTGCATTCCCCTGTTTTAGCAATTTTATAATGTTCATGGAGCTGATATCGTTTCATGTAGCGCCAAAACTTGCGAATAGTCATATGGCTGATTCTTTCTTCTGTTGTGTTCATGGCTATGACAAGAGAGTCAATGTAATCTTCCAGATTTCCCTTGTCCCTTCCCCTGCTTTGGGCATTTTCTGCTTTTATTAACCGCTGTTCTGTATCGTAATGAAGAAATGCATCCATATCAAAGGAAATATCATTTTGAATAATGATAATACGTCTTAGATCATCAAATATTTGGGGAGTAATCCATTCATGATTGATACAAAATTCCTTTGTCTGTTCATGGATTTTTATTTCTGCATCTTTACAGCATAGCTGTAATAATTGAATGGAATAAAAGAGATATTGGGATAACCCAGGAATTTCATAGGAAGCTTCTAATTCCTTGTTTCCCAAACTATGATGGAGAAAATCCAGATAGGTCATTTTAATAATTTTTTTATAGTGGAATATACTGTTTTTTCTAAGGGTAATGGATTTGGACAATGTTTGAAACAAGACAATGTCCTTCATAGTTACAGGATGTACTGTGATATGGGGATGATAGGGAATAGGCTGATTATATAGTAAGTATGGAAATAAAGATTGTTTGCTAATTTCCATAGGCCCCTCATTCGTGAAGATTCGTAATGGTATATTTTAGGCGTTTCCCATAATAGCCATCCTTAGGACAATATAAGGTACAAAAATCTTTAGGGGAGCAAGCAAGAGTTCCTATGCCTAGCAGACTTTCTTTTCCATTTAATTGTTTATCCACAATGTCACATAAGATGTCGATACGGTTCCCATAGGTTCCTGCAATATATCCCATGTTTTTTACTTGTTCCACAGTGGGAACGGTAGAGTCTGTAATTCTTACCAGCTCCTTTGACGCAAAAATAGATACATAAATATTGAAATCTGTAAACATGTTTTGGCGTATATCTTCAATAGCTGTTTCTACAATAACAAAAGCTCCTACATCCTTCGTTGTCTCCATAACAAAATCATAATCAAAAACATATTCCCAATCTTTGGAAGGAGGATTGATTAAGGCTATAAAGTCTTGATTTTCTAATAAGAGATGGATAATCTTATTTTTGTAAATAGATGCATAAGATAAGCTTGTTATAATTCATCACCTCCAAAATTGCTCTATCTTTCCTTTAAAAAGAGACAAGCGGCCATACTTCTAGAAAAAGAAGCACCACCGCTTGTATGAGAAAAGGGAAGATAAGATTTGCCATTGTATTGTTCTTCTTCCTATAGCTCCCTTATTTTTTCCAGCTTTATTTTTGGCGGAAGTACAGAATAGTTTTCCAGTAAGTTCCGAAGAAAAACATACCGGGTGAAAAAAGGTTTTCCTAACTTTTTAGGATGTTTTTTTCCAGCCATTTTTCTGTTTGATTTTCTTTTTTAAACTTTCATTGATTTTAAAAATGGGATAAATGCATATTTTTTCTATCCTTTTTTCCTTTCCACATAATAGGCCTTTGGCATTTTTCTTGGCAAGGAAAAAAGTTCCCATATTTGGGATTTCAACAACTTCATCTAAGATAAGCTTTTCTACAATTAAGTCATAGGTTATATGAAAAAGTTCCTCCACCATATAGCTGCTTAAGTCAGCCCGTTTGGACAGTTCCTTTACCAATTCTTTTTTATTCATAGATTTTTCTTCCTCCTCTTGTAAATTTTATTCCATATAAATCAATTTCACCATTTTTTGACTCCTTTATATAGGAAGCAGGTGCATGACATTGGGCCATGATCTCAATAATTTGGTTGTTTTTGTAATGAAATAATATAAAAAATAAGAGCTTGGATATAGAAGAATATTTTTTTGCATCTATATAAGTTATCAATGTAAATAAGGTATGTTTGTTCATTTTCATCTTTTCCATTTCAAAAACAAGCTCTTCCTTGCAGCTCTTTTGGAGGGTATATTTTTCTTCTATAGAATAGTATTCTTTTGACCAGATGGCTTGGATTGCTAAAAGGGCAGATTCACATAGGTCCACCATTTTGTGAATCTGTTTCCAATTCACGGAAGAGGAGCGAAAGTCAGGAAAGAAAAAACACTGGGATAAGGGGAGAAAGTTTTTTCCATCTGTTTTACTGGAGCGATATTGACGGATCCTCTTTAGCAAATAATCCATAGAAGTTTTATGGTAGTCATACTTTTTTGCCTTGGGATTGCTGTATCCTTTTGTCTGAGCAATGAATCCTAAAAATGCGGGCTTGATAACTTTATGATCAGAAGTATGGCGGGACCATTTGTCCTTTATTTCTTTTATTTCACTGCTGGAGGAAATATCAAATTCTTTCTTAGCTTTATCAATTTCGATGCAGCTTAGAACATTTAATATACAAATATCATGATAAATCTCTTTTATTTCTTTGTAACTATCTTTCAAGGAGGCAAAAGAGCTGTTGATCCTATCCCACATGAGGGTATTCAGTTCTTGAGATAAATTGACAATTTCTCCTATTTTATTTTCGCTTGTGCGATAGTCTAAGTCTGCTTTGTCTTTATCTGTGTAAAAACGCTGAGACTTTTTAGCAGAAACTCGATTTGCTGGAACTTTAAATACATCATAGTTTTTTAAGGCTCCATGAATAAGTATTTCATTATCCGTAACAATCATCATGTCGCTGTCATAGTCACAGCCGCTTAGGCGTTCCATGATGTTTTCCCCAATGGCATTGACACAGACAATTTCCTTGGTCAAATTAAAATATTTGTCAATGAAGGGGTGTTTTTGGTTCGTAGATATGAAAACATTGGACGTAGATATGTGAGGGCTTCGACAGCCTAAAATCTTTTTTCCGTAGGGGTATCTTTTTGTGTGAATGGTTCCAATGGGAAGGGAAGATTCTAAAGATGCAGCGTCGAATTGACCAATAGTATGTAAAAGCATTTCGTAAGGATTTCCAAACAAAACGGAATAATTGCCGTCAATGAGAATATGCCCCTTTTTCAAGTTTTTTAAATAAGATTTACATGTCTCCTTTTTAAAGTCGTAAAAATACTTTGTCTTAAGAAATGTATCCGATACTTTCAACATGGTGTATATCATCTCCTGTTTATTTTTAAAAACATTGGAAAGGTTTTCAGGAGAGGAATCCAATACCGAGCATTTTATATGGTATTTGAATACGTCCGTATCCGTGTTTAACATATTCACATATTGGAGGGAAGGCTCTAATAATTCATGTACTTCCTCTGGTGTGAGCTGCAATGTATTGAGGAGCTGATAATGGGCCTGTACCATCCGTCCATGAAAAAAATGGGTTTTCTTTTCGTGTTTTACAATGGTGAATGTGGAATCAATGTTATGGAGCCATTGGGATAAGGAAGCAAACTTAGTATATTTCACGCTATTTGGGGTTGTGATGAGTTTAATATCTTCTATTTTATCTGCCAAAGTGAAAGAGTCTTTATGGAGTTGGGAAAGGTCTGTAATATGGTTATCTTTGAACCATTGTTCTATGTTTGTGTTAAAACAGCAAGATTTAAAAAAACGATTTCTCAATAAAACCATTCCATAACAGCCATATTTCCCCATGACGCTTTTATCTATGAGAGATTGACCGTCAAAAACAGAATTGGATATTTCAACGTGGCCTTCCCTTGCAACAACTCGTTTATTCTTATCCATTTCAACAATAACAGAATCTTCCATAAAAGTACTTTCACAATCAGGAATGATCAAAATACTTTTCGGGTCAATGTCCAAAGTATCTATGGCGCTGCTTGCAGAAAGAGAAATATAAGATTCTAAGGCAGCTAAATCTATAGGATCTCCTTCCTTAACCATTAATCCACACATTTCCCATTCATGGATTTTGGGATAGAGGCTTTCCTCAATAAATAAACATTTTCCTACTCTAGCAGAACCAGAAGTGCGTTTTAAACGAATATAATGATATCCATTACAGTAAAATCCATGGGAATATAAATAATCCCGCAAATCTTTTCTAGAATAGGTTGTTTCTATTGTTTTCGCTGTGTAAACGAAATTTCCATCCCCATCTTCTATAAAATCAAATCCTAGAGGGAGTTCTATCCTTGTTTTTTCCCATGTAGGAGTAAGGGTAAGAAGGCCCACAATATTTCCACAATCCACAGCAATATTATCCTCAAAATGTAAATCATCTAGAGAGTATCCATCCATCACATAAGTATTCTTTTTTAGTTTGTTAAAACATTTACTGCTATATTGAAAGGTGACATTGATAATTTTATCACTGTATTCTTTTCCATGATGAACGAAAGAGAACACATCTTTTTTAGTGTAAACCTGGTCTGCGATTTCTCGAATTTTTTCACGGTCAAGACTAAAATCAAGGGAACTTATAAAGCGGTTATAAGGAATATCTCCTGTTTTTGTTACAAGCTTGTATCCCACTTTCTTTTTCCCAGTATCCTTTTGATTATTTGCTAAATATAAATCTTTGGCGTCAATACTTGGTATATAAATACAGTTTCTATGTTGATTCAATTTTTTTACCTCCATCCATAGTTTTTTTACAAGATAGGAAAGGTTTTCACCTTTTACATCCCTTATCAAAGTTTTGGTCCTGGGCAATCCGACGGGCAATCGGGGAACCTGTTTGATTCCTTTTTCCCCGATAATCTGTGTTAAAATCAGAAGGATAAATAAGTCCTCCAAATGTTCTGGGATCTACTTTATATTCTTTTGTTATTTGAAATTTTTCTATCATGGGATTTTTTATCTTCTCCTTTTTATAAAATGTTTTATTTTGTTTGGGGGTGCAATATATACTTCTGTATTTGTATTTGAAATACTCCGAAAAAAATTTGTAAATGAGAGATGGGTATGGATTCTAGAGAGAAATATAAGGGGAAAATAGAAATCCATAATAAAAAAATTCATGATTTTATGTAAAGTAAGAAGAGGATTGGCTATATTATTCATAAAAAGTAGGGTCATTTTTTTGTTTCATAAGAAGAGATATTATCTGAAAAAAATGCAATAATGAAAACTTATGTATAGGATTGTATTGGACATTTTATATTTTTTTCATAGAACGACAAAAAAACCGATGATGATGGAAAGAAGAAATAAAAATTAGAACATATATTCGAATTACTAGTTGACAAAAACAAACGCATGTTCTAAAATTTAGAGTAGTCGATGGAATAAGAAAACTGATAAAAGGGAGATAGGATGTGGATGAAATGAAGCAAGAGTTAACAGTATACTGTGAAAACAATATGAAAAAACTTTATCAAGTAGTGGATGAGATTTTTTATAGGATGTTTGGAGGAATTTCTGATAAGGATATGGCAGAATTTTATTCTGTAGCAGGTGAGGTGCTGGCCCATACAGTGTTAAAGGGCAAGTATGATCCGAAAAAAGGGGATTTTGACGGTTATATATATAATGCGCTGAAGCTGGCAATGATCGATGAATGGAAAAGGCAGCATCGGGACAAGCGGTGTGGAAAGGTAGAAATCTTTGATGAAGAGGGCAAAGCAAAGCGTATGCCAGTTAAGGATATTTCTCTTAATGCACCTTTTGGAGATTCGAAATATTTGACAATGGGAGATATGATTCCATCTCCTTTTCATATGGAAGATATAGTAGAACAAAGAGAAACTGGTCAAGATGAGAGAATAGAAAAGTACCTTCATAGCTTGTCGAAAATGACAAGAGAAATCATCAAAATGAAAATGAATCAGGTGCCTGTTTTTGAAATAAAAAAGAAATTGGGATTAACAGAAAAAGAGTATTATGAGCATATGAAGAGTGCAAGAATGAATGAAAATATAGGATTATTTACAAAACAGTCCAATACATATAAGGAGGAATATAAGATGGACAATATGATACCCATAGATGTAACAGATAACTACCGAATGGATAAATTCCCTCTAGGCAGTTTGCTAGATGAAATGAGAGATGGAAAGATCAATAAAAAACATATTTTGCAAAGAAAGCCTTTTCAATGGACAGAGAGACAAAAGAACAAATATCTAACAAGAATATTAAATGGACAGCCTATACCAGAGATTGTAATTTGTGAGCAAATAGTGAATGGAAAGAAAAAGTCTCATTTAATAGATGGACTGCAAAGATTATCTTACGCAGAATTGTTTCGATGCGATGGATTAGTCATTAAGAGAGAGGGGGCAGAATTTTATGATATTCCTTATAAAGAATATAAGTATGACCATGATGGAAAGGCCTTCATAGATGAAGAAGGGGACGCTTTATTTGAAGAGAAGATCTTTCATGTCCTTGGAAAAAGATTTAGCCAGTTTCCAGAGTTTCTAAAGGAGCGTTTTCATAAGTTTAATATGAATGTGACAACTTACTTTCATTGCACCGATGAACAGATTGCTTATCATATGCGCAATTATAATAACCAAAAAGGGATGAACAAAAGCCAATATGAATTTACAGGTATGCATATGGATATAGCAAGTAAAATAAAGGAGATTTCTGAAAACCATCCTTTTTTTAAAGATAACTATGGAAAATATACAGAGAAGAATAAAATAAAAGGAGATATGGATAAAGTTGTTGTGGAAAGTATCATGGCCATTCATTTTTTAAATGACTGGAAAAAGGAAGTAAAGGATTCCTTTACCTTTGTCAATGAACATGCCACAGAGGATATGTTCGATTCTTTTAGAGATTCTCTTGACAGACTTTGCAACATTGTAGATAAAGAAATAAAAAATATGTTCACTATAACAAATTCACCCATATGGTTTGCAGTATTTGATAAATTCAAAAAAACAAATATAGGAGATTTACAATTCAAAGAATTTATAATATACATAAGTAATTCCATCGATCATTTAAAAGTGAATGGAAAATCTTTTATATCTATTTATAAAAGCAAAAGTACAAGAGATAGATCAGTAGTTATTCGTAAGGTGAAGGGACTTATACAATTGCTAGATGAATTTTTACATAGGAATGGATATGAAAGTATGGAGGAACCCATAGACGTAAAGACATTTCTTTCAAAACATGTTGGCATTACGAAGGAAAGTATAGAAAAGGACTTGGAGCTTTACAATGAAACATTAGACGATCTGGAGGAACATACCATTCGTCATGGGTCAACATTACTTGAAAAACAGAATCGCTTGTCTTTATTGGCAATGGTAGCCTATTCCTATAAAGAAGACATTGATCTTGATGAATGGATGCTGGAATATGCAAGAAAAAACAATACCTATTTTCCAGATCAGAAGAAAAATTATTTCCATATGAGAGATGATTTACATCGGTTTCTAAAAAAGAAAAAGAGGGCATAAAAGGAGGAGAAAAAATAAGATGAAAGGCATGGAATATCAAAAGGAGGCAATGAGAACAAATGATGGAAAGGCATCCTATCGCCTAAGAGAAGCTCAAGAACATAAAAGGAACCTTGACCTTGGGGGCATTATAAATGCATGTCTTGGACTTTCTGGTGAAGTTGGAGAATTGAATGATCTTATAAAGAAGTGGATTTTTCACGAAAGAGAAGTGGATATGGAACATTTGAAAAAAGAATGTGGAGATATACTCTGGTATGTTGCCATGTTATGTCATTCTCTTCAATGGGATATGGATGAAATTATGAAGATGAACATTGATAAGCTAAAGGCCCGTTATCCAGAAGGATTTGATACTATTAAGGCGAATGATAGAGAGGAGAAGGATCTTTAGAAGGATTCCCTCCCATTTATGACGAAAAAAATATAAAAAGTGAAAAGGAGAAGAGCATTGAAAACAGAAATCATCATAAAGCTGGATACTATTGAAAATATAAAAAAATTTGCAAGTGCTGCAAATAAGTTTCACAGCGACATTGACATAATAAGGGGAAGATATATAATAGATGGAAAATCAATAGTAGGTATTTATGCTATGGGTGCAGAAAATCCAGTAATTGTAAGAATTAATAGTGATGATTATGCAGAAATTACCCGTTTTAACGAAATAATGGAAGAATTCAAGTGAAATTTTGTGCATCATGTAGCAAAAAAGTATTCTGAAATTATTAGCACTCGTATAAAATGAGTGCTAATTTTTTCTTGACTTTTTTTCACAGGGGTATTAATATAATTCTTGAGCAAAGAAAAAGAAGAGGAAGTGATTAAAATGGCTAATAAACATGGAAATTTATCAATTCATAGTGACAACATATTCCCTATTATTAAAAAATGGTTGTATTCGGATCATGACATTTTCTACAGGGAGCTTATATCTAATGGATGCGACGCTATTACAAAATTGAAGAAACTGGATATGATGGGAGAGTATTCCCTGCCCCAAGATTATGAAAGCAAAATCCAGATCATTGTAAATCCAGAGGAAAAAACATTAAAATTTATTGATAATGGGCTGGGAATGACCGCCGAAGAGGTAGAAGAATATATTAATCAAATTGCCTTTTCTGGAGCTTCTGACTTTTTAGAGAAGTATAAGGATAAAACAAATGAAGATCAGATTATTGGACATTTTGGATTAGGATTTTATTCTGCCTTTATGGTTGCCGATGAGGTACACATTGATTCTCTGTCTTATAAAGAAGGAGCAGTTCCTGTACATTGGGAATGCGACGGGGGAACAGAATATGATATGAGGGATGGAGAACGAAAGGAAATAGGTACTGAAATCACCTTATTTATCAATGAAGACAGCTTGAAGTTTTGCAATGAATATGAGGCAAGGGAAGTTGTAAAAAAATACTGCTCTTTTATGCCTGTTGAAATATTTTTGACAAAGGCAAACGCTGAACCAGAGTATGAGACTATTTTACCTGAGGAGAAGACAGAAAAAGACACAGTCATAGAGACGATTATTGAAGAGGCGAAGACAGAAGAAAAGGAAAATGAACAGGGAGAGAAAGAAATCGTTGAAATTTCTCCTAGAAGGGAAAAACTAAAAATATTAAAAAGACCAGTTCCCATAAATGAGATCCATCCTTTATGGACAAAACATCCCAATGACTGCACGAAAGAAGAGTACTTGGAATTTTACCGGAAAGTCTTTTTAGATTACAAAGAACCTTTATTCTGGATCCACCTGAATATGGATTATCCCTTCCATTTAAAAGGTATTTTATACTTTCCCAAAATTAATATGGAGTATGATTCTATTGAAGGAAAGATAAAGTTATACAATAATCAAGTATTTATTGCGGACAATATAAAGGAAGTTATCCCAGAATTTTTAATGCTGTTAAAAGGAGTGATTGATTGTCCAGATCTACCTTTGAATGTTTCCAGAAGCGCTTTACAAAATGACGGATTTGTCAATAAGATTTCGGAGTATATTTCAAAAAAAGTTGGGGACAAGCTCTCAGGAATGTGTAAGACAGAGAGAGAAGAATATGAGAAATACTGGGATGACATAAGTCCCTTTATTAAGTTTGGATGTTTAAAAGATGATAAATTCTGTGAGAAAATGACAGATTATATTTTGTTTAAAAACTTAGAGGGGAAATATTTAGCTCTTCCTGAATGTTTAGAAGTAGATAAAACCGATGTAGAAAAAATAACGGCTTCAGACGCTGAGACAGGGGAAACTGTGGAAGGGGAAGTAGTTGATGAGAAGGATGAGGAGAAGAAAGAGGAAAAAGAGCCAAAGACCATTTATTATGTAACGGATCAACAGCAGCAAAGCCAGTATATTCGTTTGTTTAAAGAGCAGGGAATGGATGCGGTTATTTTAACTCATAATATTGATCAGCCTTTTATATCCCAGTTAGAATCTAAAAACGAAGGAATTAAAGCAGTTCTTGAACGGTAACTCTTCTTGCCGGAGCATATGGCGCGGCAGCTGCCGCCCTCCCCTATCCGGCAAGGTCATTGTTAGCAGATATCTCCTGATTCAGCATCTCCAGAAACACTTCAACAGCCTTGGGAAACAGCTTATACTTTTTCCAGATCACATTGCTTCTTATAGTAAGCTTGGGCTTTAAGGGCTTAAAGCACAGGATGCTGTCTTCCGATTCATGATATAAGCTGTCCAGGGTCAGCACATATCCCACACGCTCTTCCGCC